CGTCGGCAAGCGGGCCGGCCAGCTTGCGGGCCTCCAGCTCGGCGGTAATAACGGCATCGGCGGCTTCCAGCAGCGGTCCCGGCAGCCGTCCGCTTTCGTTGGCGACAGCCATGATTTCGGTGCGGAGACCAGCGACAGCCCCGGCAAACTCCGTGGGTCCCTTTGCGGTAGACATCTGATCGATGGCCATTTGCACACGGCTGGCCTGCTCGATCGTCATCCCGTAGGTCTGCCGAAGGCTGTCCGCCCAGACTTCAAGCGCCTCCTGACTGGCCAACATCTGTTCCGAACTCAGGAGCCCGGCCCCCATGTTGGCCTGGATGTCCTTGATGGTGTTCAGCTCGGACTTCAGGCCGGAGAACGTCTTCGTGATCGTCTTCGCACTCTCATCCAGGGCAGCCATGGCGCGGAGCCGTTCCAGGTCGGCCAGTGCATCGTAGATCTCGCGGACCTCGACCGCCTGATCGCCCCACTCCTTCCGGAGCTTGCTCATCGGCGTCAGAGCCATCTCGACGGCAGACTCATAGGACTGAACCCGGCCTTCGAGATCCTCGATCGTGTCGGTCAGCGACCTGGCTTCCTCCTCGGCGGCAGTAAACCACTGCACTGCCGCCGCGCCGATGCCGATCACAGCCATCGTGGCCAGGGACGCCGGGTTGAGCATCGAGGTAAAGGCGCCGGCGATCGCCGGTCCGATCGACATGCCACTGCGACGGATCTGGTCGAAGACCTGCACCACCTGCGGACCTTGCTGGACCATCAGCAGGAACGGCGACTGGCCCATCGCCATCATCATGCCGATGTCGTTCAGCTGGTAGGTCAGCTGGCCGGCATATTGTGCTGCCGTCTGGGACGATGTCCCCATGCTGCGGATCTGCGGGGCGGCTACGGCGGCGGCACGCCCGGCGGCGGTTGCCCCCTGGGAGAGCTGCTGGGTCGCCGTTGTCAGCGACTGTGTTTCGGCCCGCGCCTGCTGGGCGTTTGCCTCCAAAAGCATCCTGACGCGAATGTCACCGGCCACGCTCGAACTCCTTCACGGCTCCCGCCTCGATGGCGCGGACCTCGTCCCAGAGGTCCGCCGTCATTTCGATCCCTGCCAACTCGAACCCGGCCTTGGCGGCGGTGTAATCGAGCCCGTGCCAGACAATCCGGACCGTCTCGAGACCCGCGAGCGCCGTGGTGCGCCACTGACCCGAGACCGCGCACCAGGCCGACCAGGCGGGAGCATGCTCATCCCAGATCTCGACCTCCGCGGTGGATGGCCCGGCGTCCCAGGCCTCCGCATCGAGGCCGAAGAAGCCGATGTCCTCGGCCAGATCCCCGGCAGTCGCCCCGGCCGCTCCGGTGTCCCCGCGGACCCAGGCGCGGCCGAGGTCTGTCAGTTTCCCCGCTTTGCGGCCCGGATGCCGCTGGTGGCGTCGAAGTAGGCCTTCACGAAGGCGACCCGCACATAGCCCAGATCCAGAAGCAGCCCGAGGTTCGAGCTGCTGTAGTCGAAAGGCTGGCCATCCTCATCCGCGAGGCCCTCCCAGCCGGTGATGACGGCGCCAAGGAAGGCGTCGGTGCCCTCGACCGTGGCCAGGTCATAAGCGGCCTGCTCCGAGCGGGTCTGGGCCCGGAACCGGGCGGTGAAGGTGGCTTCGCGCTGGCCGCCGTCGATGGGCAGGACCACCTTCACCGGGGCCTTGAACTCGGGGTTGCGGACGATCTTGAGCACGGGCGGGTCTCCTTAGCTGAAGGCGATGGTGAACTGGTCGTTGCCGGCCTGCGGCATCGGCACCAGGCGCAGGGTCTGCTCGACAATCCCCTGCTGCTGCTCGAAGCCCGACGGGCGCTGCATCTGCGCCGCCGGCACCGACAGCGTCGTGATCCGGCCGGCGCCCACGCCATGGACGAGGCTCAGCACCACCGGCGTCTGGGCGGCGGCCAGCTGGAACGGGTTGAAGGTGGCCAGTGGCGCCGCCTCGATCGCCAGTTCGATCTGCTCGGCGTGATCGGTGATCAGCACCGCCTCCGAGCGGATCAGGAACCGGGTTTCGACCTGGTTGCCGAAGGCCAGCGAAAAGCTGCGCGTGACCGGGGTGAAGGCCCCCAGCGACAGCGTCGGAGTGTTCTGGGTGGTGGCAACCTGCGGCACATGGTTGAGCTGCGTCGTCAGGGCCACGGTCGGCATCGCCAGATCGGCCGGCTGCACGAAGAGGCCGGTGAACTCGAACTCGAGCACGACGAGCCCCTGCGCGGTCATCCGATAGGTTGCGGTGCCGCGGGCGCCGGTGAGCTTGAAGAGCACGCCGTCGATGTTGAGGTAGAAGGTCGCGCTCTCGATGCCGGTCGAGACCGGGTTGTAGGTCACGGTGGCGCCGGCAGCGATGACTTCCGCCATGCCGCAGGCGCGCAGGCAGGGGCCGAACGCCGGCGGCGTGCCCGCGGTCTGGCCGCCCGAGCCCTTCACCTCGACCGAGAAGGAAAGCTTGGCATGCAGGCCCACCGGGATCGTCGGCTGCGCCCCCATGTTCGGCAGGTCGAGCTCGCGGCTGACATCCTGGCCTTCCATCGGCTGGATGCGGACATTGCTGGCGAGGATCGCATTGGCCGCGCCGGTCGGAACCGGATCGGTGCCATAGGTGGTCTCGATCTTGCAGAGCAGGGCCTTGCGGCGCCAGAACATGGCCATTTCAGGACTCCTTCAGGGGGCTTTTAACGGGCCCTTTAACGGTGGGTTTCACGGGGGCCCCCGCAGGCCGCAGCGTCCCGTCCGGCTCGCGGATGTAGCTGCCACCCGCTTCGGGCAGGTTCGGGCCGGTCGCGCTCATGACGGGATCCTCAGCTGATCGGAGATCGAGAACTCGATCTGGTAGACGATGGTGCCCGCGGACATGGTCACGAGGTGGCCGCGCGCCAGGCGAAAGACGCCAACGGCCTCGGCCGGGCCCCAGCCGGCCACGGCATTGATGACGTCGCGGATCAGAAGGTTCAGCTCGGGCAGCGTGGCCGCGCCGGTCTGGCTGAAGGTGCGCAGGGTCAGGAGAACCCCAACCACTTCGACGACATCCTGGCGAAACGCTCCGGCAATCGCATCCTCGCGGCCGCCCTGGAGCCCCAGCGGCAGGACATGGGCGGCCGGGGTCTGCTGGGGCAGTGCATTGCGGCGCATCAGCTCGGCGAAGTCGGCCGCGCCCTCGACCCGTCGGGCCAGACCGGGGACGAGCGCCTTCAGGCGTGTCATGACCTCGGCGACGGCATCCATCAGATGAACCCCTTCAGGTTATCGGCGGTCAGCGGGCGTTCGCGGTCGGTGATGACCACACCCGAGCCGCCGGTGCCCGCGGGCTCGACGCCCGCCAGGCTGAGCCGGATCGTGCCGGCGGAGATGTCGCGCAGCTGGCGCAGCGCATCCTTGTAATCCGCCTCGATCTTCGGATCCGGGGCGGCGATATGGAGCTTCCAGATGGCGATCTGCTGAGCGATGTCCGTCAGCATCACCGGGACCGCCGCCAGCGGCAGCGCATAGCGGCCTGCCAGATAGCCGTCGATCATGGCATCGGTATCCGACAGCGCCCGATCGACCACACCCATATGGATCGAGCCGGTCGGGATGTCGGCACGGTCCGTCAGGGCCACCAGCATCCGCGCTCCGTAGCGCGCCGTCAGGTCTGAAAGGGTGCAGTAGGTCATCGTTCAGGCCACCCGGGGCTTCACGGCGGGACGGCCCAGATCGCCGGCGCAATGCACTCCGCCCATGTTGCGGCCCTTGAGAGACCGGGCATTCAGGACGAGGAACGACCTGTCGGCTCGTACGGGCTGAGGATCACGCACCGCCGGAGGCTCCGGGAAGACCCGCAAGCTGTCAGCTGACAGCGCGAGGAAAAGGGTCAGGCCCAGAAACAGCCCCGCCAGAACGAGGAATATCCCTGCGAAGATTTCACGGATCATTCGGAGGCCTCATCGGGCTGGAGTTCACGGATCAGCAGGTCTTGCCCGGAATGAACGTGGAACTCCCGGGTATCTCCTGCGGCCACGCGGGACGGAGTGCCGATCCCGGATCCATCCCGCAAAATCGGTGTCACATAGACGGGCCAGCCATGGTTCGCGTGCACTGTCACCTTCGTGGTCATCGTTTTCTCCTGGCAGATGAACTGGACCGATCAGAGGTCGGCGGCGGGGGCTTCCGGCCGCAACTCGATCGCGACGGCCAGCTGCGGATCGCCCTTGATGGCGGCGATCTGGTCGTCGGTCAGATCGGCGGCTCGCAGCTCGGTCACCTCGGCACCGAAGGAATGACCGGCGCGGCGGCGGCCGTTGGCCGGGCCGGAGACGATCAGCCAGGCCTCTTCCTTGGCCTTCTTCCGGGTGGACTTCTCCGGCGCGGCAGCTTTTTCGGGCGTGACGCTGTTCTGTTCAGGGGTCTCGGGCATCGGTCGCTCCTGGTGGCGGTTCATCGAAGGGGGCGGCGCGACCCGCCCCCTCTGGAAGAGCCGTCAGGGGTCAGGCGAGCCAGGGCGTAACCATCAGCTCGGCCGTGCCCTTCCATTCGTTGGTGACGCCGCCGGTGCCGTAGTCGGAGTTGAGGATCTTGCGGCCGGCGCTTTCGAGGCTCGGGGGCACCACAAGCAGGAACCGGTTGAGACCCAGCGGGCGGCCATAATCGCCCTTCATGCCCATCAGCGCTGCACGCGCGGTTGCGTAGCTGGCGGCATCGAGCGTCTGCTTGGAACCCCAGGCCATCTGCCAGAAGCCGAAACCGGTATTGGCCCGGGCATCGGCGCCGTAGATGAATTCCTTGTTGTGGAAGACGTTGTCGTCCGTGACCTTGTCCTTCGAGACGAACTCGAAGTCCTTGCGTTTCTGCAAGATGATCGGCTTCAGGGCGCGGCTGGCATCCAGCATGAACCAGGCCGTGCCGGAACCACCGTCGGTGTTGGCGACGCTGGTGACATTGCCAGCGGCATCGAGGACCGGATGGTCGGTGTCGAAGAAGAACTGGCCATCGTAGCAGTTGCTCGCGAAGCCGGACTTCAGCTGGGCATAGACCATCTGCGCCCACTGCGATCCGGTCGACAGGCCCATCTCGGTGAAGAGCGGGTTGTAGATCCCGAGGTTGTCGGTCTCGATGTCGTCGCGGTCGACGCCGAGGGTCAGTTCGAGGGCCTTTTCCTTGATGGCATAGTCGTGCTGCATCAGGTTCTGGACGGCACGGGCACCGATCCATTCCCGGACGTTCGGGATCTTGCCGAGCCAGCCGTACTTCTGCTCTTTCGTCGCAGAAGGGACCACCGTGGCGATCTTCTGCCAGTCCTGGTCAGCCTGGCCGAGGCCATTCTGGAAATTGGTCTTGAAGCCCAGGCGCAGGGCATCGAGGTTCGCGGAATTGATGAGCATGTCAGGGGTTCCTTACGACAGGGCGGCGCGGGTCAGGGCCTCGTCGAAGCGGACCCAGACGCCCAGGGCGTCCACGCTGTCGACGATGCCCGCGGGCGAACGGGTGTTGGTGCCACTCGTCTTCGCGACCGTCTGGTCGTCGACGATGTAGCAGACGGTGCCGACATCCGCCTCGGCGATGAGATCACCGGCCGTCGAGTTGGCGTAGCGGAAGACGCCCGGCTTGTAGGCGATCGGCGTGACGCCGGCGGTGGTCGAGGCCACCCGTTCCTCGGCGCGACCGACGCCAAAGGACCCGGTTGCGGTGGCGCCCTCGATCAGATGGCCGGAGGCATTGCGCATCAGGATGGCGCCGGCGAAGATCGCCTGGCTGGCGCCCAAGAGGCCCGAGCGGTCCTGGCCGATGGCTTCGGGAGTGTTGCGATCAGCGGCAAGCGCAGTCATCAGAGGGTCTCCTTCTCGCGCTCAGCAGCGAGCGTCTTGCGATAGGTTTCGGGATCGATGCCCAGCAGCTTCGCGGCCTGCGTCTGCTCGGCATTGAGGGCGATCACGCCATCTTTCGGCGCGGGCGGCTCGATGCGGGTCCGGGTGCCATCCAGCTTCGGCATGCCCTCGATCAGCTTGCGAACGGTGACCGGCTGTTCCATGTGCAGCGCGATCAGCTCTTCGCGGTTGTCCTGGCGGACGCCGGCGCGGCCGTCCCGGAAGGCAGCGTCGATGAAAGCCTCGGAAGCGGCCCGGGAATTCGCCGTCTTGATCGTGTCAAGCTGGCCCTGCAGCGCGGTCACTTGCGAGTGCAGCGCCGCCACATCGCCATTGCCGGCCTTGGCAAGCTTGGCAGCGGTCACCACCGCCCGGGCATCGCCGCCCTCGATCCCGAGGACCGAGGCGATCTCGGAAATGGCCGACTGGGCAGCTTCCTCAGCTTCGCCGGGGGTTTTCAGCTTGGCGATCGCCGCGAGGATCTGCTCCTCGCTCGCGTCTTCAGCGAGGCCGAGGGCCTGCGCCAGTTTCTTCACGTCGAACATGTCGGTCTCCTGATTGAGAGTGGCGAGGCCACGAAAGTTGGGGCGGTTCACGAGGCTCGCCCGCAGGATGCGGGTGATGCGCTTGGACTGGTCGTGAAGGATCACCGGCGACATGGCGCGGTAGGCGCGGTCGGCAACGAGGGCGCGGCCGGCGGCATTCCATTCGACGCGACCCCAGATGCCGTCGGGGCGGACCTGCATCTCGGCGATCCAGCCGCGTGCCGGCGACGCACCGCCCGTCGGGGCTGCCAGATCCTGCGCGTGGTTCTCGTCGATCTGCAGCCGCGTCTCTTCGGCGAAGCTCGCGGCGATGATCGCCGCGGCGTCCTCGACGATGTAGGGGCCGCGGCCGTCTGCGGTGCGCACTTCGCCCTGAACCGCCGGGACCAGGTGCACCCACTCGGGGACCTCGGCCTCCTCGGGGAAGGCAAGTGCGGCCATGCAGGCCGTGGCGTGCTGTTTGAGGAGATGCTTCATGCAGCGACAATCGCCGAGCCGCGGGCGCGAATAACCCTCGAAGGGTTTCAGTGCCGGAACATGTCGTGGGGGCGAATTGCGGTCGAGGCGCTCAGCGGGCCCGTGGGCGGCCTCTTGCCTTGAAGGCTACTCCGCAACCCGCAAAGCCGACAAGGGTATTAAATGGGTATTTAACGGGGCTCCCAGACCCCAACGCGACGGGTTCGCCCGGTCGGAGGTCGGCCCGGCGGGCCCAGGGAGCGAAATTCCCCTCAAGCCGCCCCACCCGTGGCTTGGGCGATCCACTCCTCGACGGTGGCGACGATGTTGGCGCGGTCGGTTTCCGAGAGGCCGAGGAACGGGCGCGCCGGGATGTTGCCCCAGGGGATCGGGCCGCCGCGGGATGTGGTGCCAAAAGCGCCCTTGGCCGCCCCGAACTGCATCACGGCGGCATAGACCTGGTTGGAGCCGATCTCGACGAAGTCGGCGCCGTGGCGAAACGAGATATTCGTGGAGAGCGCCCGGCTCGGCCCGATCAACGGCTTGAAGCTGATGCTGGCACCGCGCTTGCGATAGGCCTCGAGGGTGACGGGAGATTTCGGCGCCCAGGGAACCCCCTCGGGAGAGACCCCATCCCGAAACCGCTGATCGGTTCCGGCGAGGAGATCGTCACCGATATCCTGCATCACCGGCGTGAGGTCGGTGAGTGACCGCTGCACCCTGTCGAGGACCGCGGCGATCTCCTCATCCTTGAGTTCGATGGTTATCACGACTACATTCTCCGGCAAGGCGCTGCGGCAAAGTCTCCCGGCATCCGCTGAGGACCGACCTGGGGTCCAAAGGTTCCGTCGGTGGTCAGGGGAGCCCACCGCGCAGCACCCACGAGGGGGCCCAGGTGCCCCCTCACTCTCCCCTCTCCTCCCCAGAAGCAGACGACCGCCGTCCGGCTTTTCGAATGAGCCTCTGAACCTCCGCGTCGCGGACAGCTTCGTCTCGCGACAGGCGGCGCAGGCTTGTCACGAACAGACCCCGTCCCGACAGCGTGGCCTTGACCACGATCACACNGCCTCCCGCTGTCTCATCCTCCACGACATGGACATAGACGATGCTCCTGGTCGCCCGTCCGCGAGTCCTGCTCGAGGAGCCGGATCGTGGCTTCATCGACCGTCCTCTGTGCCGCGGCGTAGTCGGTCGCATCCAGTTCCGGATGTTCACGCATCTGTTTGGCGGCCGTTTCGGCCGACAGATCCGCTACCGTCTTCGTCGAGCCGATCGCCGCGGCATCCTCCTCCGGGATCCGGACCAGAGGCCAGTTTCCCGTCGGATGGTTGAGCCAGTTCGGGAAAGCATTGAGGCGCAGCCAGGACTGGATCAGTTCTGTCGCGGGCAGCGGCGGCAGCTGATCGAGCTTGCCGCGCAATGACTGGACGGTGTCGGTAACGCTGGCGCCGGGCGCATAGCCCCAACCCCTGCCGATCCCGACCGGGGCGCCAGTCTTCGGGTTCACCCGGTCCCATCCCTCGGGAAGATCCTTTCCCGGAGTGCCACCAACACGGAG